TGATGATTTCATCATCAAGCCCATTGACGGGTTCGGCACAAAAGAGATGCTTCGGGTCACGCTCGCAACTGAGAAGCCAGATCTGATTCTCATTTTCACTGACCCTAGATTTTTCGTATGGCTCTTTGAAATGGAAGACGAGATCCACCAGGTTTGCCCAATCGCTTGGTGGCATGTCTGGGACAATTGGCCGAAGCCTGCCTTTAACGCTCCGTTTTATGATTCTACGGATCTGATCAACTGTCATTCGTATCTTACGTATGAGATCTGCAAGCAGGATTTTCCTGAGAAGTCAAACTTCATACCTCACGCTCTACCGCCAGAGATTTTCTATCCGCTAACTGACGAGCAGAGGTTGGCTAGAAAGGTTGAGATTCTTGGCCCAACCAAGAAAGATAACTTTGTTCTTTTCTGGGTCAATCGAAATGCTCGCCGAAAGCGTCCCAGCGATGTGATCGAGGCATGGTCCATCTTTGCAAAGAAGATCAAGCAAGAGGGAAAGCGGGACGCGTCCCTTATCATGCACACCGATCCTCTTGACCAGGAGGGACCAAACCTTCATGAGGTAGTCAAGTTTTTTGGAGTTCAAGACAGCGTAATTTTCTCAACCGATCGGATTGATTTTGAGAAGATGAACATTCTGCATAACATATCTGACGCATGCATCAACATCTCGTATGCAGAGGGTTTCGGTCTTGCGACTCTTGAAGCTATGCAGTGCGGTCGTCCAATTATCGCCGCAACGACTGGCGGATTGACACGTCAGGTGATTGATCATCGTGATGGATCTGAGAATGGGGTCGCTCTTCCAATTGAGAATCGAACGCTAGTCGGATCGCAGGTTGTTCCTTACATATACGAAGATTACGTCTCGAATGAAACTACTGCCAACGCGATAGAGAAGCTCTACAGGCTTTCACCTGATGAAAGAAAAGCGTTGGGAGAGAAAGCACGTCGCTACGTGCAGGAAGAGTTTTCCTACGACAATGTCATAAATCGTTGGGATGAAACATTGAAAGAGACGATAGAAAATTGGAAGACAAGATACAATGCCTGGAAGAAGGTGACGTTATGAGTAAGAAGATACTGGTAAGAGGACCACTTCTCAGCGAGTCTGGTTATGGAAATCACGCTCGTCAGGTATTTCGTTGGTTGCTGGCGAAGCATCAGAGCGATGATATCAAAGTCCAAATACTTCCATGGGGCTCTACGAGCTGGCACGTTAATCCGTCTGCAGAAGGTGGATTAATAGGAGAAATCATGAAGCGAAGCGCAGACCCCAGCGAGAAGTTTGATGTTTCGTTTCAGATCCAACTTCCGAACGAGTGGTCTACCGAGCTTGCTCACAAGAACGTTGGAGTGACGGCTGTAGTAGAATCTGATAGATGCAACCCAGAGTGGATAAAGTGCTGCAATTCGATGGATACCGTTGTTGTTCCATCGACTTTTTGTGAAAAGACTCTTCGAGATACGGGAGACGTAACGACTCCAATTGTCGTGATACCCGAAAGCTTCATTCCAGAAATTTTGGATGAAAATTGTAGATTTGAGGCTAATTTTGAGACTAAGTTCAATTTTCTTCTTGTCGGGACGTTGACAGGTAACAACCCTTTCAACGATAGAAAGAATATCTTCTTTGCTCTAAAGTGGCTTTGTGAGGAGTTCGCGAACGATCCAGACGTAGGCATCATCGTGAAGACAAACGTCGGGCGTGGAACTAGACTCGATTGGGCTGGAGTTGAAAATGCTCTCAGAAATACTCTGAAAGAGGTTCGTCGTGGCCCATTCCCGAGAGTTCACGTCATTCATGGCATAATGTCCAATTCTGAGATTGCTGGTCTTTATCGTCACAGCACCGTTAAAGCTCTAGTCGCTCCTACTCGTGGCGAGGGATTTGGTCTTCCAATTCTTGAGGCTGCAGCTAGCGGACTACCGGTGATTGCAACTGAGCAATCTGGCCACATGGACTTCATGGGCAAGGGAAAGTTTGTGAAGCTAGAATACGATATGACTCCAATACATGCTAGCAGAGTCGACAATAATATCTGGATCGCTGGAACAAAGTGGGCCGAGGTTAGAGAGTCTGATTTCAAGAAGAAAGTCAGAAAGTTTAAGAACTCTTCTGAAAATCCAAGACAATGGGCCGCTGATTTATCTAAGATTTTGATTAATTCTCATAATCCGCTGGCGATCAATGAATTTTATGAGAGCACAATCGGAGATATTTTAAAGTGATGATATTCATGATCGTGCTTCTTTTAATAGAGACAATAGCATTGATAGCCTCGTTGTATTACAATTACAAACTTGGCCTTACGATGTTACGTGTTCAAGACGCGATCGAAGAATCACTTGACGCCTTGGATAAGAGATATAATTCAATTTCCAAGATACTGAAAGTACCACTCTTTTATGATTCACCAGAGATTAAACGCGCTGTTGAAGACATAAGGAAGTCAAGAGAGACGATACTTTACGTAGCGAAACAGCTAACATCGATCCAAGAAGAAGAGGAAGAGAGTGGCAGCAGCAAAAAGGATAGTTAAGCGGGGCAACGGTACCGGCACTCTGTATTTCGACGCTGAGACGCAGAAGGCAATTGAAGAATTCCAAGCCGCTGCTGTCATAGATGATAAGCATAAGATCTACGTTGGCAGGATCATGCCAGCTTTTGATAAGCTGGTTGAGAGTCTCATCTTCATTTACGGATTTGCTGCCCCGAATGAACCGATCGAGCATCTTAAGAATGATTGCGTTACGTTCTTGTACGAATCGCTTCATAAATTCGATGCATCACGCGGTAGCAAAGCATTTTCATACTTCAACGTTGTAGCCAGAAATTGGCTTGTCATCTATTCTAAGAATCGTCAGAAGAAAGGCAAGAGATTCGTATCGATCGAAGATCTTCGCGACAGCAATTCGAGAGAAGCTGAGTACTACAACAGCAGTCAAATCGGCCCGAACCCAGAAGAGCAGATGATCGAGTCTGGTCGTAGAGAGCTTATTCTTGACATGATGAAGAGGATAAAGCGAAATTTGTATCAGCCTCATGAGCAATCTTGCATCGATGCTATTATAACAGTGTTCACGCAGATAGACGATCTTGATTTTTTGAACAAGCGAGCCGTATTTGTATATGTCAAGAACATCTCCAACCTCAATCAAAAGCAGTTAGGCTCTGCAATGTCTTCAATCAGGAAGCAGTACAGAATAATAGCTAAAAATGGAGATTTCATCTGATGGGATCGATCGACAAGATATTGGAAAAGCTGAAAGACAACGACAAGAAAGTTGAGCAGTTCTCTGATATTCTTGATTCAATAGAGAGCGCTTCTGAGAAGAAGAAGCTTCTATGGAAAGAGATATACGAGAATGCGATCGTTGATCGAACGAGCGCTCACATACTTTTCACCGATCTATACTCAAACATGGGAGGATCGTCGGCAGATCACGCTACGCTTGGTCAAACGCTGACAAAATATCTCGAGAGAATGTCAAAAAGCAATGAGCAGTTGCTTAATTTGGCCAAGCTTATTGCTGACTCTGAGACAAGCACTGAGCAAATATCAGAGGACGACATCTTTGAAAGGATAAAGAAGTAAGAGATGCCAGCCGCATTTGTTCGTGCTATTGTAACCGACATTTTGACGAACCCTGCGCAGAAGGGAAGCACTAGAAAAACGATATCAGAATACGCTGGGAGGGTAGCTGGAGATGAGAATCTCAAACATCTCCCCAGAAACTCTGTGGTCGTTAAGATTCTTTCTAATGGTGAATCGAAAACTAACGGTGGAGACGATGGAGAGGTAATTTGCTATCCGTTTTTCTCTTCTCATTTTTCTATGCCAGTGAAGCCTGGCGAAGAAGTTTGGGTCATGTTCGAAGAATACAACCCACCGGGAAGATCTGCGATCGGATACTGGATATCTAGAATTCACGGACCGAGACACGTTGAAGACGTGAATTACGCGTACAATAGAAGAACTTACAAGACTTCAACGAGCTCCGCGGTCGTAAAGAAGAGAACTAGCGACAAGTTTTCTGATCGCGAGTCGGGTTCGACGCAAAGCGATGCAGCTGATTCTCCAAAGCAATTGGACTCGACCGAATCTCCGACGTCTAATCCTACAGAGATGATTGATCTCATCGAATACGCGAAGCAAGTTCACAGGTTCGATGCAATTCCCAGGTACACGAAAAGACCTGGAGATTTTGTCATGCAGGGATCTAACAATTCTTTGATAATGCTAGGAGAGGAGAGGGGACGCACAGGATTGGTCGAGATTGACAAAAGCGAATCTAACGATGAGGTTTTGGTTGGAAAGCCCGCTATTGACATTGTTGTTGGAAGAAAAATAACTTCTACAGCAAAGACCGTTCTGATGGAGCTTCTAAATCCAGAAATAGACAAAAGAATAAGTCCCGATGAGTCTGTGAACGAAGGAGACGCTAATTTTGCTGATGATGCAGCGAGGATATACATCACTGCTGATTCTGACGACCTAACAGGTCCTGATGCGCTGCTGTCATTAAAACCACCAGCAGACATCACTGGTCCTGCCGTTATAGACAACCAAGACATGAAAGTTGGATCTTTTTTTGTCGCAAAAGCTGACAATTTAAGATTGGTATCACGAAAGAGCATAAAAATATTGAAAGAGCCAACTGCGGATGACGGAGCGGCCATCGTCATGGACGAAAATGGGTCTGTTCAGATTGCTTCTCCTAAAATTTTTCTAACTCCCTACGTCTCGCAAGAGGGATCAAGCTTTAATCTTCAGCCTTACATCAGGCTTGACAAGCTGTCATCGTTTCTCAATAGAATGATAGACGAACATCAATCTCTTGTCAACACCGTTTCCACTCTGTCATCAGCGCTGTCAACTTTCGGAGCTGCTGCAACTACGCTTGTTCCTCCCGCCGCTGCTCTTGGAGCATCTGCTGCGACAGAGATCGCTAATTTGACGCAACGCTCGGCTACATCGATTCAATTTAAGGGCGAGCTGTCTGATGGTCTCAACGTCAACACTTTAGCTTCTACTGTCATCTACGGTGAGTGATTTTTAGCTTCGAGCTATTTAATAGCGGAAGTGCTTAAAGATGGCTGAGGCAAAATCTTACAGTTTCAAAAGCGTCGGAGAAAAGACGGTCGATTACAACGCGAGAGCGAGAGCTCGTATCACCGCGCCCCCGATAGGGATAAAGACGCCAATCGAGATCGGGTCGACGGACGACGGTCTTCTTAAAATGCATCGATCTTTAGCCGATCAGATCAAAGACAATCTGAGAAATTTAATACTCACCAACAGGAACGAGAGACTGGCATTCCCAGATTTTGGAGCCAATCTTGCTCCGCTCGCTTTCGAGCTTGGGGCTGAGGACGCTGATGAAGAGGCTATGCGTCGAATAAAGGCTGCAACAGAAAAGTACATGCCCTTTATAACTCTGGAAGATTTTTCTCTTACTAACGAGATTTCGGATACTAGCGCAACAGCTTTGATAAAAATGTTGATAACGTATTCCGTCCCAAGCGCAAATATAGCAAATCAGAATCTCTTGTTGACAATGAGATTCGGAGGATAAATGGCAGGAGACCAGCAGTTCAGAAACGCACGCAATAGAACTTACCTAGCTAGAGACTTCGATTCATTTCGAGCCGACCTGTTGCGTTATTCAAGAACTTATTTCGGGGATAAAATCCAAGATTTTTCTGAGGCTAGCGTTGGGGGTCTATTTCTGGACATGGCTGCCACAGTGGCGGATTCTATGTCTTTCTACATGGACCATCAATTCAGAGAGCTTGGGTGGAGCACTGCGATAGAAATCGAAAATATTTCCAGGATGCTTCAGGAAGCGGGTGTGAAATCTTCCGGAGCTTCACCAGCCAGCGTGACTGTGACAATTTTCATAGAAGCTCCGTCTAAATTAATAAATGGAAATTACGTACCTGACGCGGACACTCTGCCTCGTGTTCTCCAAA